AGCAGCGATTATACAAAATTTGGAGTTAACTACGCCAGAGACGTGTACGACAGAGAGCCTGTTCTGACCCCTAGTGCCGATAACGAATTAAAGGCTATTTATAACAAGGGCACTATGTATGACCTTGAATTTTTGTTAAAGGTGCTTATGGGAGGCGTATCATTTAAGAGCCAATTACGGGGAGGAGACATAACCTCTGACCTTGGGTTTGCTATTCCACAACCAGTTGAACTTCACCTAGGAAATAGACTTCGGTATGTAATCTCTATAACTAACTTCCAGGTTAGACACGTTATTTTTAACGAGCGAATGGTTCCTTTGTTTTCAACGGTAAGTATCTCCGCAAACCGTATACCAGCAGACACCATTGCTGTCACAAACCTAGACCTAAGTGCTGGGCAAACAACTACTCCCACTCAGTAAGGATAAACAATGATTTTTTCTGATAGCAGGTACTCAGACGGAGTATTAATTACTGCGTTTGACTCCAGAAAGCAAAATTATGCAGTGGGGGTTCTTCGCCAGTTTCCCACGGAAACATCTTCATTCTATCACTACACATGGGGTGCGGCTGACCGCATTGACTTAGTCGCACTAAACCTTTTAGGCGACGCTGAATTGTGGTGGAGAATTTTAGATTACAACCCAGAAATTAATGACCCTGTACACATTGCTGCTGGAACCGTTATAAGGATTCCTCGTGACTAATCTTGTTGGCAAAAATGTAAGGGGAACGTACTACCGAATTACGTTTCCTACATTTTCTACGACCAGGCCAATTCAACCTTCATTAGTACAGTTGACACAGCGTCAAGGGGCGCACGAGATACTCACACTAGAGTTTAGAACTACAGTGCCTTCGTGGATGCTTTCTATAAAAACTGGAGTTCCAGTAAAGTTGGAATGGTCTCAGGGCAAACAGACTAATACGTGGCTTGGATATGTTTCATTTATTTCTAAAGAAAACTCTGCTCAGCGTAGTCAGCCCATGATTATTCGTTGCGTGGGGGCGTCTTTTGCGCTAAAACAATCGGTACAAAGAGTATTTAGAAATAAAACCATCCAAGATGCAGCCCGTCAAATTGCAAAAGAAAACAACTTTTCATTTGTAGGAGACACCATTCCTAATGAAGTGCGGTATGAACAGCTGGTAATTGCTGGTGATTCCTACTGGGAGTGGTTGCAAAGCATGGCGTCGTATATTGGTTGCGTAGTATACGTGACTGGAACCAAAATGTATTTTAAGCGTATACCTTCTTTAATAAACCTTGGCAGTACAAATGTTCCTGTTTTGCAAATGTGGGACAACGCCATTCCTGCAACTGCTGTTGGCATGGACCGCACACTTTCGTACTTTAAGATTACTAGTGGAGAATACGTAGAAGGACAGCCAGCTTTACGTACACAGAAGATTTCTGGGGGTGTTGACCCCTTAACTGGTAGGGCTTTTTACGCTAAAGCTACCCCCAAAAAGTCCAGAGACGCTCTTCGTAAGACTACTTCAGATGTTTTATTTGACGACCCAATTACTACAAGTGTGGCCCATGGTCCGACAATGGCACGGTCAATTGCAGAAGGTGCAGCGTTTTTAGCGCAATTTTCAGTTCCTGCTAAAGCAGTGGGGCAGGGTGACCCAAGAATTCGTCCATATTTTCCTGTTTACGTTGATGGCACTGGTGCTGATAGTGACGGGTATTGGATGGTAGAAGAAGCTATTCACGAGTTTCATATCAGCGGTGAGTATAGAGTCAAACTAAGGCTACTTACTGATGGGATTGGGGCGAGTAAGACTTCTCCCTATAGACAAGCAACAGCAAGTCTAGCTGGAACGATAAACTTGACTCAAGCTTTGATAAATAAAACTCCAGCACTGGCGTCGTCTCCTGGTAAGTCTTCTAAGTTGGTGTTAAAGGGCCCAATTATTAAACAAGGCAATCAGGGGTACATGCGTACTCCAACTAAGTGGACGGCTACGGCAACAAGTAAGGTGACAAATGGCTGATGTAAAAGTAGGTTCGGTTCAACCGATTGCAATGACTTTGCCATTTTCTATTGACAGATTTGGAAACATTTCGTCAACTACTGACCAAAAGAAGATTTGGGCTGACCGTGTCAGGTCTGCCGTGGGAACGGCCTTAACTCAGAGGGTTATGCGACCCGAGTTTGGCACTGCTATACCGCAACTACTATTTGACTCGGTAGATGTAGTTAGAGAAGCTTTACAGTCAGAAATTAACTTAGTTTTTGCTAATTATCTTTCAGTTTTAAGTTTTGAAGAATTAAACATTGAGTATGACGACAGACAAAATGTTTTAAGTGTTGATATTAGGTACAGACTGCCTGATGATACTGAAGAATCGGTGACTCTAGGAGTCGCTACCCTAAATGGAAACCAAATCATACGTGAGGACATAGCATGACCACCTCTCCAAGCAGCATTCCAGTATCTGTTGATTACACCAGCAGAGATTACTACTCTTTACGAGAGGCGTTAATTGCCCGAGTTAAAGCTCGTGTAGAAGCGGCCAATCCAAACCGTCAGTGGGAGGGGAATGACCCCTCTGACTTTGGTGTTGCGTTGGTAGAGGCTTTTTCTTACATGGGAGACGTACTTGGGTATTACGTAGACCGTGTAGCAAATGAGTCTTACCTACTTACGGCCACTCAAAGACAAAATGTTATTAACATTGCCCGTTCTTACGGATATGTACCTTCTGGGTATCAAGCAGCCTTAACCACTTTAAGTTTTACTAACCTAACGGGCTCTTCTGTAACTATCCCAGAGGGAACACAGGTTTATGGCGAGGTTTTAGTAGATGACGTAGTAAATCAACTAATTTTTACTACTTCTCAAGAGCTAGTTCTGTCTGCAAACGCCACCGATACGGTTGACGCTACTCACGGTGAGCTTATTTCGGTTAGAACGGAGAATGTTGCAGAAGCTGGTGAAATCATTGGAAACTCCGATGGAAGCCCTTCTCAGGTTTTTGAACTAAACGACACCAACATTGTCCAAGACTCTGTTCGAGTGTTTGTTCAGGCAGGAGTGGACTACGAAGAGTGGACCAGAGTCAGCCACATAGTTGACTGGGGTCCAAACGATGCGGTATTTGAAGTTTTAATTGATGCTAACAATGTTCACTACGTTGTATTTGGAGACGGTGTATCGGGAAGCATTCCTAATACGTTATCTAACATTAAAGTTGACTACACCGTTGGTGGAGGAAAAATAGGAAACATTGCTCCAAATGTTATTACAGACATTTATGCAGTCCCAGGTTTTACAGAAAATGAAACTGCCCTTTTGGCAAATCAAGTAACTGTAACAAACGCTACTGCGGGTTTGGGCGGAGATGACCCAGAAACCACAGAGCAGATTAGAAGACTGGCTCCGTTAGCGTTAACTGCCCTAAACCGTGCGGTTAGCCTTGCTGATTACGAAAACATTGTTTTAAGCCTTGCCACTGTAGGAAAAGCAAAAGCAGTTGCGGATACTCGCACGTCAGTAACTCTGTACGTGTCTCCCCAAAGCAGCTCTTCTGAAACCGACCTTTACCCAGGAATAGACGCAGTTGCAGACCCTACGTTAGAAACTCCAACCCTTGAGTGGTATAACATTCAAGATGAGGTAGTCGAGTTTTTGCAGAATAGAACTCAAGTTGGTGTAACTGTTACCGTTGCTCCACCTCTTTACGTCCCAGTAACCGTTGAGCTTGACTACACCAAGTTGCCAAACTACTCTGCATCGCAAGTAGAGACTCAAATAAAGAACACTATTCTTGAGGTGTATTCATACAACAACATTCGTTTTGGGGATGTAATACGCCCAGAAGAAATTGAGGCGCAGTTATTGCGGCTTCAAACAGTTACTTCAATAAAGATAACCGCTTTGCACAGAACGGACGCTACGCCTGGTAGAAACGTTTTAATTGCGGAGCCAAATGAAATCTTTGTATTTGGAGACCTAGACCCACTAGTTGAGTCAATTGTGGTTACTCCAGCGTCAACAGACGCCAGCCTTACTAGCTTGGTTGCTAGCGTTGGTACTTTGTCGCCAATTTTTGCCACAGGAACACTCTCCTATACTCTGACGGTTCCTAATGGCACAACAACTACTACTTTGACCGCTACCCCTACAAACGCAGGAGCTACGGTCTACATAAATGGAAACTTATCAGGAGGTTCAGGAACCGCTATTAGCACTTCTGTAGGAATTACAACAGTCACAATTAATGTGTTTGCTGCCAGCATCTCTGACACAAAGACTTACACCGTAGGAATAGTCAGGACAGCATAATGCCCGATTCGCAACACTATGGCGGTCTTTACAGGGGCATAGTGCACGACACTCGTGACCCACTTAGCCAAAATAGAATAAAAGTGCGTGTTCCGCAGATATTTGGGCAAGACGTTACTGAATGGGCCTGGCCATTGCAGCTTGCTGCCGCTGAAATTCAACTACCGTCAATTGGTCAGGGGGTCTGGGTCGCATTTGAGTCTGGAAACCCAGCGTTTCCAATGTGGTTGGGGACGTTCTACACCAAAGGCATAGCTGCTAAAAAGGTATTGGTAAATAACCCAACAACTAGTCAACTAGCTGAAGAATTTATGATTTTATCAAACGGTAACTTAGATTTAGTAGCGACATTGGCTTCTATGTCGCAAGAACTAGAAGACCTACAGGGTCAAATTACAGCGTTGGCTGGAAGAGTGACAACCCTTGAATCTCAGATTCCTTAATCTGACCCTGATTTTTTAACCAAAACCTAGCAAAATTGATACAGACCTTAGGAGACTAAATGCCCGCCCAGTATCCCTCTCAGATAACCGCTCAACTTATAAAGAAAGTTGACTTAACTGACGTAGTCTTCGCTGCTGACGTCAACGATGCTTACGATGAAATTGTGGCAATCCAGACCACCGTCGGAGCTAACCCTGGTAACCCAGGCACATGGGGCAGTGCCGAATGGACAGAGCCAGTTTCTTTTGCAACTGTTGCCGCACGCATCAAGAACCTAGAAAACGGGGCGTATTTCCTACAGCGTAGGTTTGTCTCTAATTTAGGTAACAGCATTATTCAGCCATCTACGGCATCCACTAAGGGACTAGTTATCCGTGCTGCAGCAAGCCAATCCGCTGCTTTATTTGAAGTTCAAAACTCTTCTGGAACCTCTCTTGGCACTATTACTGCTGCGGGTGTGGTTGCCATGACGATTGACGGTGGAACTGCCTAATGCCCCTATACGGCAATTTAATTTACGGCTCTGGTGCCACATATGGCCAGGCCGCCAGTTTGCCGTACTCTGTGGAGCCCTTTTCTGCAACAGCCCTTTGGTATGACTCTATTCTTTTGAGTTGGATTCCATCACAAAGTAACTACAAGGCTTTTCGCCTTCTTCGCAATCAAAACCACATGCCAGAGTCCCCAGAAGACGGCATTAAGCTTTTAGATTGGAACATTGAAAACGCAAATGCTACGGCCCTAGCTTCTCAAAATAGCTATTTAGACACATCAGTTATTGACGGCGTTGAAATCCCTCAGTTAAAACTTATTCAAGGAAGATTTACTTACTACCGAGTTTGGTTGCTAGACGACAATGACGTTTGGGTTGTAGCTGGAGAAACCGCTGTCTTGTTGCCAAAACAATACGGGCTAGAAAGCACTGGCGGAAAGTCTACTCACGTCAAGCTTTTGGAATTACTACCAAATCAATTTATAAGTGCTGACCAGTCTGTATATGGAGAATTAGATTACAACTCTGATTTAGCACGCTTTTTAGAGGGGTTTTCATTCACTCTTGATGAATACATCACTTACATTAATTTAATTCAGCCAGACAACTATGGCGATTTTATAAGCCCCACTATTTTGTCCCTACAGGGGTATCAAACTGGTATTACACCTGAGTATCAAACAGTTAGCAAAACCCAAAAGAAACTTATTAGAGAGTCTATTTACGTTTACCAACGTAAAGGAACCGAACTATCTTTGGGTACTTTTGCTGAAAGTACAACAGGGTATGCCCCCTCAATAACAGTCTCCCCTAATCTACTGCTTTCGGTAGAGGACAGTTCTTTTTACAAAGGAACTGGTAACTGGAACACTTTTGGAAACGTAACGTTTACTTCAGTTGACAATGAGCCAACTTCTGCTGCAGAAACCGCTGCGTGTGACACCGCTTATGTTGGAAAAGCCGTAGTGGGAAGCGCAAACGCTTCTATCGGCCTAGGAGTAACTCAACCAGTGACGCTTAAAGTGCCAGTTGGAAACATCAAAGAGCTTACTCTTTCTTATTACGCAAAAACATCTTCTAGTACAAATACGGTAACTCCTAAAATAACTTGGTATAACTATTTAGGAGAAGAGCTATCTTCTGCAGTAGGCAGTGGACAATCTATTAACACTACTTGGGCCAAAAAGACTTTGACCGCATGGCCTCCAGGATTTATTGGAACTATTACTGACATTAACGTTGTTTCCAATGTAGTGACGGTAACTCTGGACAGCACCCACCCATTTATCGTTGGAAACTCCGTAACCATAGCTGGGGTCGACAGCACTTTTACTGGCAATAGAACCATTACTGGGGTTACGTCTAACAGCTTTACGTTTTCTTTAACAACCAGCAACCAAAGCTACACTCAACTATCGGGCAGTGTTAGATTGGCTTCTTGGGAGTACAAGGCCCAAGCCAAATACGCTTCAATTCAATTAACTTTTTCTTCTACTGGAACAGTCTTTTTAGACTATGTTCAACTTGCTCCAAGCACAATAAGTTACTACTCAGATGCTCGTGCAGTTGACTTATCACTTGCTCCGTCAAAAATTAACTACCTATTGAACCCAGCGTTTCTTGAAACTGGGGATGCGTGGACAATTGATGCAACAGCTAGCGACTATGTCCCCACAGATGTGGTCGGAGTTTACGGCGGATTGACCATGCTAGAAGTTGAAACTAAGGTAAGTGGCACCACTACTATCAGTGCTACCACACCCGATAACTTGCCAGTAGACAAGTTTTACACGTTCTCTATTTTTGGAAAATCTCCAGACGCTGACCAAGAGATTAGCCTGACAATTACTGCCACTGACTTAGACGCTAGCGAAGTGGTCGACACACAAACCGTCACAGCAACCTTAACTGATATTTGGAACCGCTTCTCAGTAACCACTTTTGTGCCACCAACTGCGGGAAACGTAGAAATTGAAGTATCTATTACAGCTGAAGACTCAGGCGAAACTATCTACTTTGACTGCGCTCAAGTGGAGACGTCCCCTGTCTTGACAGACTACATTGACGGAAGCATGCCTACGGATTACTACACTGGCTGGTCTGGAACGGCCCACGCATCGACGTCTCACCAGTACGTGAACAAAGAAGTTCGCCTAGCTCGTTTGACTAGTGAAATTGAAAAATACTTGCCAATAAACACGGCTTACCGTGTCCTTACGGATGACGGCGTAGAGGTTGCAAAAATAACCTACTAAGATGTTCCTCATGGAACTTCTAATTCAAGTAATTCTTATTGGGATGGCCGTAGGCTATCTTACAGAGCTGGTTAGCTCATTATTGTCTTCGTGGGTCGGGACGGGAACCACCAAGAAAGCCCTTACGTTGC